GTTCACTAGAAACATCAGATTTCAATTCCGTGAATACTGCCTTTATTGGATACTGTGCGTGGCGAAACACCACAGTAAATGGTAGAAAACTCACACCCGCAGAGGCATGGGCCATGTTGGGAATTTACGGAGGGGATGATAGCTTGGAGGGAGCCGTAGATCCGAAAGCTTTGAAGAAGAGCGCGGATTTGATGGGCCAAGACTATGAAATTGAAACTGTTTCACGTTGGGATGTTGGGGTTGAGTTCCTCAATAGAAAATTCGGACCCGACGTTTGGACTGGAGATGTAAGCTCCATGGCCAACCCGCCTAGATTGCTGTCTAAGCTCTGGGTAGGACCGACCAAGCTAGAGAAGCCTCTGGTTCGGTTTGCAGAACGATGCTCTGGATATTACAGAATGGACCGAAATTCGCCCGTTATTGGCGACATCGTGGTCTGCGCCCACGAACTGTTGGGAGATTTCGTGGATGGAGTGTTGATGCCTTGGGACGGCAGGCACTCGTTGGAGTCAAACTGGCCGAATGAGGATTCAGGCTGGATGGTGGACGTGTTTAACACGATGATCCCTGACTTCGACTGGGAAAGATTTGATGAGTGGATTCACTGTGTCTATAAGTGTAAGAATCCAGATCTTCTCCTTCGTGCTCCTTTGTGCACATCGGCTGCTGACATAGTCCAGACGGTGAAACAAACTTGTGTCGTCGGCGAAGAGCTGATGCATCCTGTCGTTAAGGCAGATGGCCCTGTCCCCAAAGACAAGGGAGAGGCTAAGGACGATTGGCCTTTGGATGTTGAGATTTGCGGGCAGAGCGTGGAAAACGTATTTGCCGTCGTGAGTGTCGCTGATGCAGCCGTTCCCATTGTGGGAGAGGGTGGCAAGCGAGTCCAAGAACGAGCCCCTAAACAAGGCTCGACTGAGAAGCGGTCCAATGCACAGCAGTGGAAAGAACACCACGTAGGAAAGACATCTCAGAAGAGTACTCAGGAAAAGGACCCTAAAGATCCTCGGAACTGGGACTGGCCCCGGCAGCGCAAGGACGAAAGCAGCGCTGACCATAAGAAGCGATTGATGGACTGGCAAGCCCTCAGAGCAAAGGTTGTAAAGCGATTAGGATTACGGGTAGGACCCAATTTTAATAAGCTGAATGGAAACAACGGCTCCTGGACCAATACCGACGACCATGCACAAAGAATACCATTGAACCATAAACCAGTTCCGTCTGGAACACAGACCTGGGTGTGCATGGGTTGTTCTTACATATATGGACCTGAAGTCTCAAAGTACTACATTAGAGTAGGAGGAGACCGGAACATAATATGTTTCAACTGTGTTCTCAAATTGTCGAGAATAGTTGAAGATTACAAGAAAGACCAGTTGAATGGAAGCCACGGCTCCGTAACTGGCACGGATGACCATGATCCGTTTGTTGAGATTTGGCCCACTGGTTCATGGTGGTGCAATCTTTGTTATCGAGGAGG